TCTATCAAATAACATGTCTTAGGTTTCTCTAATTTACAACCTATGTACATCGCCGTTGCACCAGATGACCAACCAGGGTCTTCAGGACCTCTTTCTTCACCTTCCCATGACCCGGCATAGTAATCATTCATAATTTCTTTTAATTGTGTTATCTTATCGTGTCCATATAACCATGTGATATAAACATTTTCAAAACCCTCACCTTTCCATCTATCAGTTTTTCTGTTTGTATCTATTGCGGCTGTGCCATGTATTACAAAAGATAGATAGTGTCCTTCTTGGTTATACTTCCATTCTCTTATGTTAGGACTTTTCATATTACTTGTTTGTGCCTCTTTCATCATTTCATAATGATCAACAGGCATGCCATCCCAACTTCTAAAGAAACATGGATTCTTATGTGCATAACCACTTTGATATATTTCGTGTTCTAACATTGGGTCAACTGCAATCAAACCATCTAGTTCATGTTCTCTAAACATGGCATTACAACCATATACTTTACCTTTAGTTTTCAGTAGTTCGACATCTATGTCTTTTCTACTCTCACCATTACCTAATACAAATAAATTCTCACTCATGTTTTACTCATTGATATACCAAGTCTAGGTGTCAAAGGTATAACATTATGTTTAACACCTTTAGGCACAAATATTAAATCACCTGGTTTTAGTATGTAATCTTTTTCTTCTATCACCCACTTTGTTTCACCTTGGCATTGCCAGAAACAAACATTAACATCGTCCGCATGTTCACCAAATGTAGGTGCAAGTGTTGTTAAGTTACAATACAAGTGTGCCACACTATAAGTTAATTTATCTAATACTTTCTTTACTTTAGGTAAATAATTTATATTATGTGTTACAAAGAAACCAGGTGGGGTAGATGATTTAACCTCTAGTCCTTCTTTCATACTTTTATCGTAATCGTGTATTGCTTCTTCCCAAGTTACCACATCACTCGCAAAATTATTTGTTACTGTTATCATACCATTTCTTTCAGTTTTAATTTTAGTTTAGTCTCATTATATTGTAGAAAAGGTTTATACTTTAATATTTTTGTCTTTAGTTGTGGCCATATAATTGTGTCAGAAATATGTTTATCAAAATCTTTGATGTAATTAAACATGTTTTGTAGGACACATAAGGTCTCTAAGGTTACTCTCTTTGCCATATATGTTTTCACTAATATGGGGTGTTGCCCTCTCGTAATTTTAAATATCTTGTTAAAGTCTCCTTGTGATTTTCTTAATAGTTGTGCCATGTCTGTTTCAAAGTAATATGATATACCATCAATTCGTTTTTGTCTATCTAAATGTGCCTCTTGGTTAAAGTCTTTTATGTAAGGCGACTTACTAGAAATGAAGTTGCTAACAAAAAAGTCCACAATACTATCGCCATATTTTCTGGCTGCCTTAATAAAGAAATATTTATCGTTGCGTTGTATAAATGTTTCATAACTTGCTTTAGTTTGTCCGTTAAATTTAAAGTAATCATAATCGTCCCTCGTAAAATGTAATTTTAATGCCAAGTATTTCTTGTATGCTTCGTACCCATCTTGCATTATACTGGTAGTGTTGCTGTCTTTGGTAGAAAGTTTAAGTCTTGGGCATTCATCTTTATTTTCTCTTTTAAGTTTCTGTTAATTAAATGTGTAACTTGATCTGGTTCTATTTCTTTTTCTAAACAGTAATCTAATACTGCGTCCATGTGTGATATCTTTTTTTGACTGGCACGCTTTTCAATAAGTAGTGCAAATTGTTTAGGGGTCATTTATAACTTTTCTTTCTCCATGTTTTGTTTCTGTAATTGTGTACAGCGTCTGATAGAAATTTTACATGGCGTTTATATTTCTTTTCAGTGGTGCTATGTCTAGGGTCTTTACCAATGTGCATTTTCCAATCGTCTCGTTTAAATGGAAATACATGTGCAATGGGTGTGCCACCAGGTATAACAAGTTCTCTATAAGGGCCTTTACTATCGTCCCAATCTTTCATGTAGATAGGAAAGTTTAAATTAAATTCAAACAAGTCTGTATCAATGATACCAGATATGATTTCAAAATATACTCTTTCTCTATTCATTGGTGGTATGAATAAACAACTATAACCACCAGGTGTTTTTACTGACCATGGTAATACAAACTTTGCAACTAGATTCCAATAACCATCAGGAAATGGCATGTCTGTATATTGATGTGGGTCATGACCACTAAAGTCTAACATTGGTAATTTACCATACTTGTTATCAATCAATTCACTTGCACCTAGTGTACCCCACTCTGTCCATAAACTAAAGTTACCATCTTCATTTATTTGTTTTTTAATCTTTAAATCAAACGGTGTTGGTATACAATAACCACTAGTCATCGCCTCAACAAATGGCACACATGCCTTAACAGTTCTTTGATTTATTTGTCTATCATGGAACATTGGTAATTTTCTAAACCAATCTGGCATGTTTTGTTTGATAGGGTATGGTTTATACTTTATCAAATCATAGTAAGGACAATAAAAATCAATTCTCATTCATTTGCTCATTTACTATATCTAATAATAATTCTGTATCAAATATCCAATCCATACCGTAACCCATCAAACATGTTTCGCCTGTTTCTTTCACAGTTAAGAATAAAGAACCATTTTTTAATTCATCACTATACCAAAATGATACCCATGCAAAAGTTTCTGAATTAGGATCACCACTTGATTTTACATCTGACCATGCAATCGCTTTTTGTTTAAATATACTACTCGCATATGAAAACACTACAGGTCCACTACCACAAAATATTGGTACATTTTGCGTTGTCATAACGCCATCTGGAAATAAAGGGTGTTCTTCACTTTGTAATTGTTTTGCAAAAAAACTAACTACAATTAGAATACACCAAAAACTAAGGAAGTGTTTTATAAAATTCTTCGACATATTGTTTTAATTTCTCAAGGTAATCATACGGGTTCTTTTTAAATACTTGCGTTGTACCTTGTTCAGTTGTTATTAGTATTACAATCTGTGGCACTTCTTCACCAAAGTGTTCTTTGTACATTTGAGAATAGGCACTACCTTGTACGAAATAGTTTTCAATCCAATCTTCACTTTTCTCTTTGGTAGATGTTTTGAAATCTATAACAGATAATACACCATCATACTCGCCAATACAATCAACACGACCTGCAACTGTATAATCACTTGAATACATCGCGGCTTCTTGTAATCTAATATTATTTATTTTAGTTAATTCAGGCTTCAAAACATTAAACATCATTCTAGGTAGAAACTGTTTTTTATATTTTTCAACTTCGTCAACATTTATATTATTGAGGTGGTCTTCTACCATATTGTGTACTGCCGTGCCTCTTGTTGCGGCCTGATTTGATATATGATTGGCGACATCTTCGCCAACTCTTTTCTTCCATTCTAATATGCCTTGTTTACTTTGTGCACCAAGAACAGTAGTAATAGAAGGATAGGATTCGTTAGTCTCTAGGTTTGTATAAAATCTACCAACATCTGAGGTCTTGGCCTTTAGAGGTGGTAAATCTTTCGTTGGGGGTTTGTGTAAAAACATAATATTATTATATCACAACCTGACCAAAAAGTCAAGCAGTTTTCTTTGGAAAGTAAATATTAAATGATAGACTTATTCTGGTGTCCTGTGTTTGATTTCTCAATACACCATGTTTCATATAACCAGGAAACATTATAAGTTTACCTTTTTGAGGTGCATACTTAATAACCTCTTGTGTATAAGATAGAGATTGCTCTGATTGTACTGCAGGATTCTCAAACCATAAATGACCATCTATATCGTTTGTCTGATGGTAGAATACACCTGATATATCTGCATGTCCATGTGAATGAATATGTGCATAATCATCAGGATTAAATTTTGCAATCCAACTCTCTATGGCAAAATCATCATTAAACTTCAATAGACTTCGATTTAATACCGTGTAATATTCTTTTAATGATTTCTCTAACCATGTTTGAAGATGATGGCATTCATACTTTTTTATGATATCACCACTTTCAGATAGTTCATGGGTCTTACCCCAATAGTCATTATAACTATATGTTTCACTATCTACTGCATTTTGTATTTCTACAAAAATATTTTCATCAGTTGTTTTATCTACAAAGATTGGTGTAGGATAAAGTAAATCTACTGGCATTATCGCCTAGTAAAAAAAGGGTCTACAGGTTTCTTGTTGAGTTCTTTCTCAACATCAGAAATTCTTTGTAAAAATTTATCAAATTCTTTATTGGCTTTATATACACCATATCTATATGATAGGTATATGATACAACCAACAGCAAGTATATGTAATGTTAAGATATCCATTCCTTAGCCTTTTCTGTTACCTCACTTACTCGTCTAGTCCACCCTTTACCAAATGTGTCAAAGGTAGATAAACTTTCGTAATAGTTTTGTCTCATCAAAGCATATGATGATATTGTTTGTTCTAATCCATAATGGTCAACATACTCTTTGATTTTACCTAGTGTGTTTGGTCCAATGCCACCATCAACGGTTGTATTTACTAATCGTTGTATAAATTTTGCGGCACGACCTGTACCTGCATTAACAGCAAAGTCAAATATCATTAGGTCAAGTCCTTCAGGTAAATCATCACCCTTAACTCTATCCCAATAATTCTTTTTGTAGATAGGTTCAACATCTTCATGTGTTAAATCTTTCATATCTTTAGTGCCACCAAAGTCTTCATATACTCTTTTGGTTACACCCATATTAGTTTCACCACCTGGATCTTTAGGGTGATTTACATAACCGCCCTCGTGGTGTAAAATTACTTCTAAACTTTTTTCCCAATTATGCTTCATAGTGGAGTCCTAACTTAATTTTGTTTATGAGATATGATTTAAGTAGACCTGATCTTACTATATCACCTATATCAAACTCTATACAATCCATCTCTTTCATTTGTTGCATGATATTAACGAAATCTAATATTCCGTTTCTATCGTTTGTCTTTGTTAAATCTGTTTGTTGAATATCACCTGCAAATACTATTCTGCTATCTTGTCCTACTCTAGTCATAATGGTATCAAGTTCGTGGAAGTTTAAGTTTTGACATTCGTCCACAATGATAACGCCATTGTCTATGGTGATACCTCGTAAGAAACTCGTTGATAAGAAATCTATTGTGCCTTGATTTCTTAAATTGTTATACAGTTGGTCAAACGACCTTTCATCAGGTTGTTTAAACATAAATCGTACCATGTTTTGATATGGCACTTGATACAGGTAAGACTTGTCTTCTTCATCGCCAGGTAAGAAACCTATGTCCCTAGTTGGTAACAATGAACGGACAATATATACTCGCTCTCTAGGTGATTTAGGATCCAACACATCTTTTAATGCGTTATATAATGCAACAAAAGTTTTACCTGTTCCTGCCACACCATATAGAAAAAGATTTTGTCCTTTACTATAAGAGGCGAATACCTCTTTTTGATTTTCTGTTATTGGCTTTATGTCGTTTAATTCTGTTGACGATATACCCAATGTTTTCTTTTTACTTACCATATTATTTTCACTTTGTTTATGAGTGGTTGCTCAGTTTACATTTCGGATTCTGTTTACCAGTATATAATATTCCTACTATTGTCTGCAACCTATCTACTTTTATTTATTCTTTGCCCTCGCTCTATGTTTAGCCAATACTGCTTTTGTCTTGGATTCTTTTACACCTTGTCTTCTATATCTTTTACCTAAGTTACTGTCTGGGTGTTTTTCTGCAATTCTATTTAAGTGGTCTTTCCAACCACTATCTGTTTTACTATCTATCTGACCTACACTTGATACTATATTCATTTGTGTTGGTGGTAATAAATTGATATGTTTCTTTTTCTTATGTTTTTCCATTTCTGCAATCGACATAAGTTCCTCATATATTTCACCTGTCTTTGTATTTTCAAATCTATATGTTGGCATTACTCTTGTTCTCCACAATTAGTTGGATCTGGTTTTACTTTCCATTTAACATTTAGATGTTCTTGTTTTGCCCTTTTACTTTCTTTAGTGGACTCTAATAACTCTTGTTGTTCTTTTTCTATTTCGTAGTTATCATCATCTGGCATTTTCTAAATGTCTCCACCATTTTCTCATCTTAATATATATCGGGTCTTTTGTAACTCTATTTCTTGCCTGTAAAAATACTTTGGCACTCTTTGCCTTATCACTTGTTAAAAAGTCTTTAGCAATAGGTTTAACCATACCATGTTCATCATATTTGTTACCATCTTTGTGATTGGCATATCTTCTACTTCTAGTGAAACCCATTTCTAAAAATTTTCTACACATATCCATACCTACAAAATCTTCTTGGTCTTTGTATTGATGATATAGGTATAATATCTTTATAGATGATAGTGCCGCCTCTGAAGGTGTTTTAAATCGCCAAAACTTACATATATCATTTGTGTATGGTCTAACAAGTAATACACCTTGTTCACCTCTACCAATACGATATCGTTTATCGTTTGGCATAAACAAAGTATTCTTATAATCAAAATCGTAATTAAATTCTTTCATGTTGCCAACCATACAGCAATTACTACAACTGCCAGTGCCGCTGCCTGAAAGTATAGTCTCATTCTCATTAATTTATTACTGTTCTCTTTATTGAATTTACCATTGGCAGCCATCGCCGTAACACCTACAACTACTACTAAAAATGCGGCAACCATGAAGAAAAATAATATAACATTCATTTCCATTTACCTTTCATAATTTGTTGTCTTTTCTTTTCTTGTCTTTTAAAGATTGATACTGTCCACAGAAAAGGAAAAGCAATCAATGGTACAGTTGTTATAAGAAATAAAACTACACCGCCATTGAAGTGATTATACCACCAACCGTGTGTAGCAATAGCGACAATCACAGATATGATAATTAAAAGTATACTTATGTTTAGTCTCGTAATATATTGTCTCATGTTTTAATTTGACCAGAATAAACATCTGATATACTCAAAGGCATTTTATCTGATTTCTCAATCCAACCTATAAACGGAGTGAGTATCATAATAAAACCAAAATAATATACTGTACCAAGTTGTGCAATTAACAAATATAACCCTTCAGCAGGCATCATACCAACATAACCTAATGCGAAGAAGTTAACAAAGAATGCCATCATAAACCATTTGTATATAGGTCTATATTTACATGATCTAACTTTAGATGTATCAAGCCATGGTAATACAAATAATATTGCAATCGCACCACCCATCATCGCCACACCCATGAGTTTATCAGGTATTGCTCTTAATATAGCATAGAACGGTGCAAGATACCAGTTTGGTACAATGTGTGATGGCGTTACCATTGGGTTTGCAGGTATATAATTATCTACCTCTGCCATTAAGTTTGGTCCAAAAAATATTACGGCACTTATCAATACACCAAATGCACAAAATGCCACCAAGTCTTTTATTATCATATATGGAAAAAAGTTAACACTATCACCTTTAGATTTAATTTCTATGCCATCAGGATTATTAGAACCGTGAACATGAACCGCAGCCACATGTAATGCCACTACACCAAATATTACAAAAGGTAAAACATAGTGTAAAGCAAAGAAACGATTAAGTGTGGCATTGCCTACATTATAATCACCAAGTAACCATATTTGTATTCCCTCACCAACAATTGGTATCGCACTAAAAAGATTTGTAATAACAGTTGCACCCCAATAACTCATTTGACCCCACGGTAGTGTGTAACCTAAAAATGATGTAGCAATCATTAATAAGAATATAAACACGCCTAATATCCAGTTTAGTTCTCTAGGATATTTGTATGAGCCAAAATACATTGATCGTAGCATATGTAGATAAACTACAATAAAAAAGAATGACGCACCATTTGAATGTAGATATCTTAATAACCAACCATAGTTTACATCACGCATTATTCTTTCTGTTGAATCAAATGCCATATCTATATGTGGAGTGTAATTCATGGCAAGAAATATACCAGTAACAATCATTGTAACTAAAAGTATTGTTGCCAAAGCACCAAATGACCAAAAGTAATTACAATTCTTTGGCATTGGATAATCACCATATTCTTTCTTAAAATAAGAAACTATAGGCAATCTAAATTCTATCCAGTTTAAAACTGGATTCTTAAACTTTACTTGTTGTTTTCTCATACTTCGCTAGGTCTGTAAATATACGTTAAGTTACAATACATACATGTCTTTGTATTTGTATCGTCATCAATCACATAATACACTCTTGGGTGTTCGCCATCTTCTGGCCCATCGCAATAAAATTCTTTAGTATTTATTTCAATCATCCCAATCTTCCAATGGGTCTAAATCATCATATACATCTTCTATTTCGAAATCTGGATCTGGTATCATAAACATCCTCCTCCTATATTACCGGTACATTCTAAACCGTGATAAAAAAATCTTCTAGGTATATCCCACTCATGTGCTAGATATATCACTATAAATGATAAGATAAAAGCACTCATGATTGCCATTACATGATTAATCATGTTCACCACCTGGATCGTTTTTAGGTAATGGTACTTTGTATGCTCTACCTTGTTTGTCTCTATAATATACATGACCTCTTTGTCTATCTGGCGAATGATAACCTTCTTTAAATCTATACGTTGCCTCAGATATCTTAAATGTAGCAACTGTCACAACTATTGCCGCTATCAAAACAAAGTGAGCAACAACTGTTACACCAAATATAAACCATGATGTAAAATATAAACTAAATGCAATACACCATAACCAAGCAAGTATTTGTAATACCATATGTCTTACTTGTAGGTCAGGTATGTATTTCAGTGGATTGTACCACTGGTTCATTACACCATCCCAACTATCTAATAC